CAATCGATCGAGCAGGAAGTACTCATCGAAGATGTTGTCTTCGGGCTTGGTCCCGACGATCGCCTCCCAGGACGATGCGACGGTCTGCCCGAACTGCGGATCTGGCATTGGTCTAATTCCTCAGCGGGTCACGAAAAGTGCGCCAGTGCTTCAGCAAAGCCATCCGCCGTAGGTGTGAATACCTTCGGGGTAGCCGTGCTGGCACTGGACGGATTCGTGGTCCCCGCCACAGCGCGTTGTGTAATGGCGGCAACGGCCTTGGTGGTGCCCTGTTCAGTGAGTGCCGATGTTTTGGCGGTCAGGAGCGTGGTATAGGCTGCGTACACGGCTGCCTGCATCTCTTCACCCGTCGCCGTGGGAGGGAGCGACGTGAGCGCCTTCCCCAGTTCCGGCTTGAGTTCGTCGAAATACGGCAACTTTGACAAGGGCGCGATGACGGTCGCGGCCCATTGCGTACTCTGCTGACGGAGTTCGTTCTGGCGTTCGATCGCTTGCAGCTTCTCCGCTGTATTGGCGAGCGGCTTAAACTTCTCCATCAACCGTGACTCCAACTCGGGCGCGAGTTGGTTGCGCAGCCATGCCTCCCGCTTCCGCTGCCCGTCTGCGGTGTACACCGGCACTTGCGTGCCGTCCGCTAACTGGATCGCGGCATCGGGTTGGGGTTCCGGGTCAACGGCCTGTGCTTGTGCCTCCGCACCGACAAACGCACGAAGCGTCTGGGCTAGTGCAGGGTTGCTTTGGGCTACAGTCCTGATGTGCGCCTGCGCGGCGGGATCACCCGACATCGCCTGCTGCCACAACTTGAGTCCGGCACGTTCCTCCGAGGTCATCGACTGGAAGTCGCGTACCTCGGCGTATTGGGCTTCGATCTCCTGTCGGACACGCGCCGCCGTTTCCTCAGCGGTCGTCTTCCGCGCATTCTCCAGGATGTCTTGCCACCGCCACGCTGGCGGCTCACCTTTGGGCTTCTCCTCCGTCGTCGCTAGGACCGGCGCCGGGATCTCTGTCGCGGGCTGCACTATCGCGGCAGCAGTCGCCTCTCCCTCAACAGGAGCCGTAGACGTCGATACAGGTTCCGGGGTGGACGCAGGCGAGGCGTCCGCAGCACTGGCCGTTTCAAGGGCCTCACTAAACGCTGCTGTCATGTCGCCACTACCGTTCATGTCGTTGTCTCTCTGCCGTCTCTCTCGCTGGACGGCCCGCGAATAACACAAGGACAAACAAAAAGGGCGGCTGCTCCCATGACATCGCGTCATGACGAACAGACCGCCCTGGATCTGATTGCCCTTGTTGTTTGTGCGCCCGTGGGCTACGGGTGTTCGGCTGGCCGGCCTAGCACAAACTGAAAATCGGTCTTACCTCATTCCCACGGTGGATACGGTTCGGTGCCGCTGGTATCCTCAGCGCCTTGGTCGTACGGCTTGTCCACTTCCACTTCAGTCAACCAAAAGCGTTGCACCGGAGGCCCTCCATATACGTAGACATCTCGCTGGAGACGCTCGATTTCGGTCGCCGCAAGTTCACGTGTCGTCCACAGCGACATCAACTCCGAGGGTTCATGGGATCCGCCGCCATCAAGCCAGATGGCAAATACCTTCATACGATCTTCCGACACGTAATGGTCCCGGTCGCCGAGGCTTCCAACCCCGACCCATACACCGCATACGTGAACGTGTTCGCGTCCGCCCTCGAGTCCACGCGGAAATCGCCATTGAAATACGCCTGGTCTGCACCCGCAATCCGTACCAGGTTCCCGATGATCAGCCCGTGCGCCGTAGCCGTGGCCGTGGCGACGTTTGTCGCCCAAGCAATCGTGGCGCTGACGGCTGTGCCAAGTTCGCTCGTCACAATCGGCTGTACGATCGGTTTGGCCCCAACCTGGGCATTCTCCCGGCCTGCCGGTGAACCGACTGCACGATTGTCTCGGCCTCGGACGGTGCGTTGGACAACGTAGCTCATAGACTCTCCCCGTTGAACGTCAGATACCGGCACCTACATTCAAGGGCGATATGTGACCTGGTAATTTCTCCGCGCATCCCGTCCGGCGTTCGATGATCCTCAAAGCAGGCATCGCACCGAATCAGCATCCGAAAACGCCGCTTCCTGAGCGCCTTCGCCGCGGCCCGAATCATCCTCGCGTCTTCGGCAGACAAGACTTCCGTGGGCCTGTTTAGGAGCGCCCCATCGGAATCCCTGAGTGTCATCACCCCAGCTTCGATCACAGCGCAGCCACCCCGTGAATGTCGTAGCCTTTGCCGACCCAGGGGTAGTTCACCATGTAGACATCCGTCCGACCGCTGACCATGACCCACCCGCATTGGAATGGCGTGATGTCAGACGTGACAGCCCCGACGCACCCTACCGATGCCCCCTTGACTCGAGTTGCGCGGTATTGCTCGTCGATGGCGACAAACTCTCCAACGCGCAAGTCCTCTGCGGCCTGCACGTACATGTACTCATAGCCATCTATGCCACGCGCTACTCTGGTCCCAATGGGGACATCCTGTTTCGCTTCAGCCTGTGTCGGTGCATGTTGAAGCCACATCGGGGCCGTAGCCGCAGCCGCCACCGCCCCTGCCGTACGCGTCAGAAATGAGCGTCTATTCACAGATCCACCACCATGTCATCACCCATTGTCGTCCACGGCCCATCCGTCACCGTGCGTGTCGTCCACGTCAACGTCTCGCATGTCACCGTGGGGTCATTCTTCGCCGCAGATTGCCGGGACACCAGAATCCGGCCATTCTCCAAGGTCTGCGGGTCCATCGTCGCCCAGTTACTCAAGTGCTTCGACCCAGGCACATAATGGGGCCGCAGCTCCATGCCATCCGCGGCCAGGGCCTTCTCATACTCGGACTGGCTGTAGAACTTCCTGGGTTCTCTCCAGGCGTTCTCTATCACGAAGCCTCCCGGGACATCGTCACGCTGGATGTTGACCCGAGCCGAGCCATGCGGGCAGAACGGCCAGTCACCAACGGACAACGGCGCAGCGCACTTGCTACAGGTCACTGAATCCCAACCCCCTGCACGCCGCCCGTCTTCTCAGAGCTGTGCTGGTTAATCTTCTCGGTCACATTCGCGGACCCACCATGCCCCTGCTTGCCGCCCCCAATGATCTTGGCTTCGGCCTCTGCCTGTTCCAGCGCCACCTGTTGCGCCTGGCCCGCAATCAGGGCATCGATCGCGCCCTTGGAAATCACGATGCCGTTCTGCGCCAGGATCTCCACGCACGCCTGCGACTGCGCCCCAACGAAATCCTCGCCCTTCATCGCAAACGAGAACTTCATCGGGTCTGGTCCCGCTTCCGGTGCCTGCGGCAGAACCAACTTCGCCGGGTCATGGCCGAGCGACCGCGCCAACCCAGCCAAGAGTTCAGCCGCGTTCACCTGGGGGTCTTTCCTCAGCAGGTTGTACTCATCCAACTTCTGCGCCCGGAACTGCGCCGCGTCCACATGCACACCCGAATCCGGCAGCATCTTGTAGAGGTAGCGCCCCCCAATGGCCCTGAACGCCTCATAGATCTGTGCGCCATGCTGCCCGAGAATCTGCACTAGGTCATCCGCGGTAATCGTCCAGCCCACGACACAGTCAAACTTCTGCGCGGCCTTGATGTAGTACTCGCGCAGCCGATCCTTCTCCGTATCCGCTCGTGAGTTGGAATTGCCCTGCGTAATCCTGGCTTCCGTCGCCGTGGTGCGCTTGTTCTTGGACAACTGGCCCGACTGGTTGTCGGCCGTGCCCAAGGCCCCCTGCCAGTCCCGCTCCGCGTAGTCCTGGGCCGTGTAGTTGTCCCGTGGCTCCTGCCCAGGCGTCACCGACACAATCGGCGGTGGGTTCCCATTCGCCAGGCGACCCGTGTTCACCATCACGGTCTTTTCGCCGGCCTTGATCTTCTCCAGTTCCTCCGGTGGGAAGCCTTCCGGGTCGATCAGGTTGAACGTCTGCCGGCCAATACGGTTCCGCATCTGACTCGTGCGGAACTTGTTCACCTCATTGACGAGCTGTTCCCCCACCACGAGATCCGCGTCGATATAGGCCGAATCGGACATATCGCGCAGTGTCCCCACATGGATCGGGTTGCCCTGCATCGATATGGGTAGGAGCCTACCCGTATTGGGGTCGATGGCCTGGAACGGACTATCGACGTGCTTCGCCGGCACGTCATGGCCCTTCACCAACACCAGCAGCCGGTACAGCTCCGGGTTGATGATCGTCTCGTCAAAGTCTTCCGCCCGGTACCAGATGGTTGTGTACTCCACCACCCGCTCACCGTCTGCCGGTGACTCCCCCTCCGCCTGGAACACGTTCTCATCCCGCGAGGTCGTGGTATCAAACTCCGGTGGCAGCGTAAACACCCGCTTGGCCTTCGACAGCGGCATCGTGCCGTCCACGGCCAACCACGGCGCCCGGTCAAACTTCGTGCTGCGGAAGTCATCCGGGACAATCAACTTCTTGGGCGACACCCGCGAGAAGAACGGTTTGCCCCAGATCGCGACGTTCGTCCCCGTCACCGGGTCCACCGCCGTCCGCGCATCAAACCCGACTTCGACAATCAGCCAGCCCGAGGCGGCAATACAGTCAAACAATGTCTCGTGGATCGCGCCCTTCGCATCCGCCCCATCCGGCCCTAACAGCTGATTCAACACCTTCTGCCGCTGCGGCATGATGGCCGTGACCGGCACTTCCGGCGTCGTCGGGTCGATCGGGTGGAGTTGAATCTCCGGGGTCTGGTAGAACAGCTGCGACTTCTTCGTCTCGGTATGCCGGAAATCCAGCAGCGCATTCACGTCGTAGTTCTGCGCCTTGGACCGCCGGTACCGCTCCAACGCCGCGTCCCACCGCGGCTCATTATGCTTCCGCCGACGTCGCCCGCGCTCGAGCCGGCCTTCCCAGGCCTTGAGGTCTTCGTCAGTCAGTTCGCGAGGGGCGCCGGGTTCCCAGATCACCGCTTCACCGCCTCGGCCGCAAGCCTCATCCCGGCGGCGTGACCGCGGGCATAGCCCATCGCTTCACCCTTACGAAAGGCATGGTCGTACGTGTCTCGTATCACGTCATGCGGCCCACCACGCAACCACATATACAGGGAACAGGACCATCCGGCGATCCAATTCAACGGAATGGGCAGGCAGTACCATCTGTGCGAATAGGGCATCGCCCACGCGATCCCGAGCCAGCGAGGGATGGCCTCGCCTTCCGCAATCGATCGCGCACTGATATAGCGCCCACACCGGAGTTCCCAGATCATACTGGCCCCCAGAAGTGCGCCGCATGGAACACACCGCAGAGACAAGCCGTGGGCGATGTTTGCGCCTCAGTCGTCGGAGATCCAGGAGGGAAATGAATCTGACACCGGCAGGAGACGCACACCAGTTGTCGAGCACTCATCACCATCGGCTTCTCGGCTCGCACCGCTGGAGCCACCGCGACCGTTGCCGCGCCGACCAACCCCATGCGCGAGAGAAACCTGCGACGGTTCACGCTAACACCCCGCTCCCCCGCTGCGCCCGCTCATGCTGCTGACGCAACCAGGGCAGGCTATTGGGCACCAACTCTTTCTTCTCCACGAACACCGTCGGCCGCGGCCGGCTCATCGCCCCATACCGCAACGCATCCACCGCGTGATCATCCTTGGACGAATCCAGGTCATCAGGGTCGTTCTTGTCCTGCACCATCGCCGGCAACGTGCGAATCAGATACCGGCAGCCAGGGTCGACAGTCAGCCAGGGCCCCTCACAGTCTGGATGCGTTCTCAAGAGTTCATGTACGCGCATCCACCCGAGAAATCGGTCATTGTCAGACTTCCGCACGGGTAGCTTCAGGCGCATCAACGTCTCAGCGATCGACTCGCCACGGCCGGCCCCGGTCTTTTGCCACATAGCGGGGTCGCAGGCGATGTAGCGGAGCTTCTCGAGCCCGAGTTGCTTCGTGGTGTCATGTATCTGCTTGCCTACCTGTTCTGCCGTCTGACCCTGGAACTTGTACTCACGAACGATGTGCAACCGACCATCGGGGAGACAGAGCCACCAGAGATGCACGCCTGGGCTGTTCCATCCCCAGTCACAGGACCCGAAAGCCTCAAGGTCACGCGCACTCACGGAACCGCCCATGATTCGCGAGATACTCCGCGGCTCTGAACAGCAACACTGGGTCATCGCTAAACATGCCAAGCCCGGCATTGCACTTATGGCAGAGCAGCGCCCTGACATCGCCAGTGCCGTGGTCATGGTCCACGCGCAACGTCGCCATGTTCCCCTTGCCTGCCGGCACTCGTTCACAGAGTGCGCATCTCCCGCCTTGGTCCTTTACCATCTGAAGGTACTGTTCACGGGATAGGCAATATCGATCCGCCCGGTGCTCCTCCGACTTCGTCCCTGGGTTATCGCGCCGCCATGCCGCCACCTTCGCGTTTAATCGCCCACGGTTCTTCGCGTACCACGCACGGTGATACAGGCGCAGCTTCTCTCTGTTCGCTTCACGGTACCGAGCTGCGCCAGCCTTGGTTCTCGCCACTAGAGAGCCAACTCCCGCACATGCCACGGCTTGCCGTCGTTCATCGCCCGCCACTCTCCGAAGAACTGTCCTTCAAAGGCTGTCCAATCCCCTTCCAACAACTGCCGTCGCCGCATCTCTGGCAGGTTCTCGAGCGTCTCCCGGTAATCCGGGTCGATATACGGGTTGTCGTCCAACCGCGCTTCGATGAAATGCCAGTGCGCCGGGTTATACTTCGGATACTTCTCCCGATCCGGGGCCTGGTCGATAAAGAAGTCCTTCACCCACAACGCCCCACGCCCACCAGGGTTACTCGCCGTCCACACCTTCGCCCCACCACTCGCCAGCACTTCCGCCTTCGACGTCCGCGCCCGCGTCATAATCTCCAACGCCGGCCCCTCGTCAAACGTCACCAACTCGTCAAACACGATCCGGTCATACTCCGTGCTCAAGTAGTTCTGCGCGTCTGACTCCGTCTCGCAATGCCCCGCCTGAATCAACGACCCGTTCGGGAACCGCATCAGCTTCTTCCCGTCCAGATACTCCGCCCCCAACCGCGGCGCATCCTTCAGAAACTCCCGGAGATGCGTATCCTCCAACTGCTTGTAGGTACGACGTAGCAGCAGACACGTCAAGTCCCGCACATTCAGACAGTCCCGATACAACGCCTCCCGTAACTGCCGACTCTTCCCAGGACCAGCCGCGCCCCCGTTCAACGTGTGCTTCCATCCCGCCTGCGCCTCATGCGCCTCCACCTGCTTCGGCGTCGGCACATACCGCCACGTCCGCTTCTTACTCTTCTTCTCCATCAACGCCGAGGCCCACGCCGACTGCCGCCGCCGACACGCCAATGACCCGCTGCACCAGTAGGCTCCTTCAGCCAGGACCAGCGGGGCCCGGCACCAACAACAGGTCGCGGTCATCGCATGGCATGGCCGACACACCACCCGCCACAGGCCGAACATGGCGCATACGTGGCCGTAATCACCTGCTGCTCATGGTCCCAGTCCATCGCCTGCACATACCCAATGTTGACCTTACCCAAATCTGGGTCGGTCGTATACGCTATAGGGCCAAGGCCATCGCCCCTAGGGTCCCCTGCCTGGTCCCGCGCCGAGCAGCCCCCCTCCCCCTCCCCCCGTGCTTGGCCTGGTTTCGCTCGAGTATCCATAACCTGTGTTATGCGACCCAAGATCTCCACTTAGTGAGGTTATCCACAGCCTAAGCCCTACTCATGATCAGGCGAAAGCGAAGGGGATATGGCGAAGGTCTGTATCTCAATAACCGGTGGGTCGAGTGGCCTATCAGCCTGGCCCATGACCACGACCACGTTGTTCCCAGCCCCAGCCTGATCCTCACGCACGACATCCAGCTTCCCAAGGGCCTTGAGTGCGACTGTGCTGTCTTTGGTGTTAACGACGGTCTGAGCCAGTTTCAGGGCTCCACCCTCGAGCCGCTTGCGGGCTAGCTCACGGCTATCCATGAACTTGGCAAGCGTGTCACTGACGGTTGAGAGGCTACAGCCCACGAGCGAGGCTGTTTCGGTTTGTGTCTTCCCCAACGCAGCCATGTTCAGAATTAAGGCTATGTCGTCTTTGGTTAGACGTTTGTAATCAATGGGCCGTGACCGTGTCAGGGCTTGTGTTGAGCCTGGACTATCGGTTGAGTCTAGGCCACTCATGGTTTGTGTTTATAGCAGCAGAACGGGATGCTGGGCTGGCCCTTGCGAGCTGGAGTTCGGTAAAGCGCGATAGAGCCACATTGGTGGCAGACAATCTGTAACTTGGCAGCGTGGTCAAGCTCGGCCTTACGTTCGGCCGTGAGTGGCTTGGACCAGAATGCTGGCCTGTACGTTGTTGTGCAGAATCGCATGCTCTCAAAGGATTGTGGACCCCAGATGAGAGCCTGTCACTACGGCATATCGCAGCATATCGCAACATTCTCCCTGTAGCTAGATTAATGTGTCCTCTAAAGGCTGCATTATCCGTGTGTAGGACGACTTATTTATGTGATAGGTAGACTTCTCGTGATGTGCCTTTGTGCTTGAGCGATAATCATTAGGATATCTGTGAGGTTATCATCTGGCATGGCTCATGCTCTAGTGAGAGGCATGTCTATCAACAGAGTTTACCCGGCACAGATGCAACCGACTCGACATGAAAAGCTTGAATGGTCGCGTATGGCCCAATCGGCCTATAACAGCGATCGGAACGACTGGGGCCATCGCTACTCGGCGTACGCCTCCATCCGTGACACGTCAACCATTCCACTGATCGTGTTCGATACACTCCAGCAGCACTATCGTCAGTGGCTCATCGGTGGATGGGCCGCAGTAGAAGCAGGAACCAACTAACCCAGCATCACGCTAACCTGAAAGGTTGTAAGCAGATGACTAAGACACTCACAGCTGGAGACTATATCCAAGACACGATCGGTCATTGGTACCGCGTGCTAGAGATTCAGGCGCAAGGGTATCGACTCAAGGTGGATCAGGTATACGTCTCACACAACTCCGATAACGGCGCGACCAAGTTTAACTCGTACGGTTATCGGCCGATCGTTATGGGTCGGTCGGACTTCAAAGACTAACATCACGCTAACCCGAAATCCGCCTCGTGGCATCTATTATCCTCGCGTGGGGATTGGCCTCGGCCGCCTCTGCCCCGCTCAATAACTTGGCCGAACAGATCGCACGGGTGAACCGATGACACGCCCAGTCAACGCCACGGAACGGCTAGCCTTACGTCAGGCCTTCATACCCAAGGATTACAGCCCATACCTTGAGCATGAGAACAGCTCAGCCCTGTATGTCAGGGACTACACGTTCCCCACTGGATCAACCAAGTACTACGCAATAGCCTTCTGGGGCACCTCGGCTAAGCCCCTCTGGCATCACAGCTTCAAGACCATTGAGCAGCGCGATCGCATGATCGGAGAGTTCAGGGATCGCGTGAACCATTCAGTTGAGTACAAAGCTAAGCAGAAGGCCAGTGAACTTGCCGGCGTCTGCACGCTCAAGGTCGGTGACATCGTCAACACATCCTGGGGATACGACCAGACAAACGTCGACTTCTTCGTGGTTACCCGTGTATCGGCCAAGATGGTCTGGGTAAGGCCCATTGCCTCCGATTATGAGGCGACCGGGCATATGTGCGGCCGAGCTTGGCCTGTCGTGCCAGTTCGCATGGTAGGCGAGGAAACCAAGCACGTCTGCCGCGGCTCGTCATTCTCTATCGATGGTCACGGCGCCTCGTTGACCACGGGCGACAAGTACACCAGTAGCTACGCATAAGGAGCATCCAATGTCTGCCATGTCTTATAAACTCTCAGATTGGGACAAAGCCCACAGGGCCGGACGGCGTGTGTTCTTTGAGTCGTCCACGCTCACGATCCGCCAATGCCCCGAGAATCACATGCTGGCCTATCGACAGGCCTATGCCCCGTATAGGTGGATACCTGCCCCAGACAAGGCGAGCACCATCAACGCGCATTCCCTCGGGTTTGTGCTGGACCAGAATCAGGGCCTAGCTGGTGATGCTATGGCCGATGCCGTGGAACTTGGGTTCTGGGGTGAACTGGGCCATAAGACCAGTTCTCAGGAACTCACAGGCTGCACACATGAACCCGCGCCAGAGTTCACAATCTGCGCGTCATGTTATACACGCATGGTGCTGGATCGGGTGGAATAGGATGGCCGCCTACATTCTCCGCAACATCGATCCAGCCCTGTGGTCCCGTGTCAAGGCCATGTCCGAGGCTGAGGGTATCCCGCTCAGGGCCGTGATACTCAAGCTGTTGGAGCTGTACGGGTTAGGTGAGGTCGTGATCAGGGCAGACAGGAAGGGGAATTGAGTATGACATCCAGGGCCGATCGTGTCGCCGTGTTACAGGCCGAGTTAGATGCCGCAAGCAACGCCCTTGCCATGCTGTACAAATCGCCAGAATTGGAGGCTGCCAATCATCGGTATCTGGTCGCGTTTGAGATGCTGCGGGCCTTTAATGAGGCGCAACGTCACTTCAAGGGCAGCGTTGCTCCATTCGCAGACTTGGCCCCATCGCCATCCCGCGACAGGGCCCTTGACAGATGGCGCAAAGTCACGAATGGAGATTGCTAGTATCTTGGGGAGTGGGCTGGGCAATGTGCCACCAGCCCTTTTCCCCGATCTTGATGGCCTGGACGTCACCCTTGGCGATCCACCGCTTGACCGTTTCCGGGTGTACGCCGAGGGCCTGGGCGTATTCCTTGACCGATAGCCAGGTCATTTATCCAGCCTATCCGCCCAGAGGTGGACCTGCTCCAGATCCTTGGCGTGGTACACCTTGAAGGCCCGCATCTCTTGAGCCAGGGCCTTGTTCTCTGCCCGCAGTTCGGCTAGCTGCTTGAGCACGTAATTGAGTACCACGATCTCGCTCAATGCTTGGCTTCCTTGGCGCGTTGCGCGAGACGTTGCCGGAGCAGATCCCGGCCTTCTCGGGCCAGTTCTCGAGTCTCCCTGACAGCCTTGAATTGGGCGGTCTGCTCCTGTTCCGCCGCAATCAGTTGGAGTAAGCAGGCCGAGATGGCGATCTGGCCGGCCTCAACGCTGAGAATGAACCAGACCAGCGCCACTAAGATCAGAGCTAACAACACCGCCACCAATATCATCATGCCGTTGCGTCCTCGATTAGCTTCCGAAGCCTAGCCGTATATTCCCCGGTACACTGCTCGCGCAGATACTTCACAATCAGTGCTCCCACGTCAGGGTGGATTGAGCCGTAGAACGTTCGCAGAAACACGCTAATCCGTGTGTTGATGTCGAGTATGGTGTTGCCGACAATAGCACCAATATCAGCCCAGACATTCTCTTCCCACGCCAGGTCGGACCATGTCCCACTCGCCCAGACGCTACCGACTGGCCCGGCCGGCACCTATGGACCCCACGGTGTTCCAGCACCATCACCAAGCACGGTCACGTCGTTGATACGCTGCACATTGGCATCGACCACGTTCGCCACCGTAAAGGTCAGGCTATCGGTCTTGGCCTTGATCGCGGCCACTTCGGTATCCACGGCCGCAAGGATGTCTGCGATCTCGGTATCCAGGAAGTTATCGACATCAGACACGGCCGCTAGGACTGCATCGTCAGCCCCAGCGAGAGCCGTAGCAAGTTCCGCATTCGTAGGCAGGTCATCCACGCTGGTTTGGAGGGTGGTTACCGCCGTGGCTGTGGCGAGCCCTGCCTGGAGCTCCGTGGTGACATCCGGGTCCAACTTGGCCGCGGTTATGGCATTCGCCGCAAAGGATGAGGCCGTAATGCCCCCGGCGCCTACTGAACCCACCGCACCAGTGACACTCCCGACTGCCCCTGTCACGCTGCCCACGGCGCCAGTCACTGACCCGACCGCACCAGTGACAGACCCCACGGACCCGGAGAGGTTCCCCGTGATGCTGCCAATAATATCCATCGTCTGATTGGGTAGGTTGATGTTGGTCAGGCCAGCCCCGGCCGCACCAATCTCAGCCGTATCAACCAGAATATCGTTGATCTTGGTGACAATCTGGGCATCGGCATCTAATCCGCCGGCATCGCTGATAATGAGCCCACCGGCCGCATCCGCCGCAGCAGCGGGAAGCGCCGTACCAGCCAGGCCTCGAGTCGCGCTGATGAGCCGGACATGCAAGGTTTCCGTGAATGCCGTCGCCACCTTCACGGTGAGATAGACGTTATCCACGCCAGACGCGAAGGCCGCATCAGGCCAGTCCACGCGGTACACCCCGGGCTGGTCCGTGCCATCAATTTCAAAGGCCGTATTATCTGAGTGGGCTGAGTTCGCCGCGCCAAGGGCCGTGGCGTCTACCTTCGCGGCCGGCGTCTCACCAGATCGCGTGTATTGCAGATCGATATTGGTAATCGTGAGGCCGGTGGCGTCTAGCCCTGTCGCCGACAGCCGTAAGTGAAAATACGTGGTGACGTCGGTCGCGCCAATGGTGACAATCTGCACTTAGTTCATGCCTCCCGACATCGGTCGCATCCCGCCATAGAGCCCGCGAGGCCGCGGGAATGGCACAAACCCGCTCGCCGCTGATTCACCAACGAGAGAGAGACTGCGGATCGTGCAGGCCCCAGACGTGTTCGGGGTTGTAATATGTACACAGTACCGACTACTGCCAGCCGTGAGCGCATCCGAGTTTGAGAGATCTTGCTTAACGCCTGTTTCGGCCGCATCAAATAACACGTCGAGTGCCCCATCAACGCCGCCTATTCGTGACTCAATATGCGGGCCTATCCCCGTTAACGTATTCGCCGACACATCCACCGTCAGATGCTTCAGTGAACAGGTGATCCGAGACAGGAGTTGACAATCAGACTCCGTTCCTGACGCGGAGTTCAGCTTGCCGAAATGGTTAAACTCATTGACATTAAACGCAGGCGAATACGCGCTACTCAGGCCTGTCCCTATTAAGGGGAATGCCCCGCTTGCCGATGTCACCGTGAGCGCCCGTTGCTGAACCGTGATCGTCTCGGTCCCCGTGCTGGTGGTGATCGCTAAACAATACTCATCATCTAACGCCAGCGTGTCAGAATTGGACGTGTCTTCTTTGATCCCTGTTTCCACGTTGCCGTACGTGACGGACACCGCACCATCGGCGGTATTCTTCCTGGTCTTGATCGTGGTGTTCGTGGTGCGTGCATTCGCCGAGACATACACAAAAAGGTTCTTGCCGACAAAGGCTTGCGTGGCGCTCCACTGCGCCGCGGCTTCGGTGGTCGTAGCGTTATACGACACCAAGCCCGTGTACCTGGTCGTGCTCGCCTGGGAATACCCTAATGCCTCTGGCTGTGACAGCACCGTCGCCGTCCCACTGGTGGCCGTGAACACGACCGCGAGAAGAGACGCCGTCAGCGTGTTCGTGCCGGCCTCTGTGGGGATGGCGAGCTGATGGCAGACTTCGTCACCAGCGGAGACAGACACCGTGTGCGTGATGTCCTCAAACTCCCCAGTCGCATCAGAGGTAATGTTCAGGGTCAGCGCAGAATCCGCACCATTCACCCGAAACATAAGCACGGTGGTGACCGTGCAGGTATTTGTCAGTACCCGGAAAAAGAGATTAGAGAAGACGCCCGCTTCCCGAATCGTGATCTGCCGATCGGCTTCCGTCGCAGACTCAGACGTGGTATCGACAGCCCCCGAGATGGCGAAATAACGGGTCGTGTTGTCGCTCTGCGACATCTGCCCATAGGCGAGGATCTGGGCAGCGCTCATCTAATCGCCTCACGCTGGATCGGAGGCTTGCGCGGGTTCGGCTCTATGGCAGCCGTCGCCAGAACAACCCCGATCACCCCAGTCTCTTGGATCGCCTGTTCCGCTCGTGCTCGTCCCTGCCCTACCAGCCCCTCTACGTGAATCTCTAGCGTACGGCTGGCCCCGACACCCACAAAGCGCCATGTCGGCTCCACACCGAAGTCCGCCTGTAGGCGATTGCGGGCCAGGTTCTTACGCCGGTTCTCCCCTTGTGGACCGCTGACAGCCACCCCAATCTCGGCATCGGTCAGTAAGACATGGGCCTCACATGCGGCTTCGACATGGTGTAGCGTGATACCAGAGTCAGGTATCTCCCGATCGTGCTCCTGGATAATGACGCAGTCACAGGTATCAGGCCGATAGCGCATCAGAGACACAGCCATGCTAGGACGGCTGCTCCCAGAGGCTCGAATCGCCTTCGCTGATGGTGGCCCCGTGCAACATCACCAGATTACGCATGTAGACCACGAGCGGACCAGCCAGGCCAGGATTCGGCGAGATGTTGTTCGTAGACGTGTCAAACGACACACGGAACTGGCCGATATGGGAATAGGGCAACCCGGTCGCCTTGTCGATCAATCGCTTGAAGGGCACCCGATAGAGCACCCGCGCCCGGGCATTGTCTTCGTCGGCCATCCAGAGCGACACCCGGTCATACGTCCCAGACGGCAAGCCATCCCCAGTGAACGTGGCCCAGTCCGTGAATGTGGAGCCGTCCTGGTTCGGGACAATCTCGAGCCAATACCGAGTCCAGACCGAATGATGGGTTTTGTGCGTTCCGGTCAATGCCGCCGAGGGTCCGGTCGGCTGGAACGGGTCCACGAGATCCACGCCAGCCGCAAACGGCAACACCGTGCCTTCGCTGTCGTCATGATGCCTGGAGACTTCGTCAGCACCAGCGAAGTCAAGCCCGCCGCCGACATACCGCTCGTGCAGAAGCGAATAGATCTTCGCCGCCGTATTCGGGCCATTCCCACAAAACAGCAGGAACATCTTAAACGCAAACCCAAGCCCGATGGTGTTCTCGTACAATTCCGGCCCGTGCCACATATCCCACGTCAAAAACAGCGTGGACGATGAGGCCGGGATGCCAACCCGAATCGCCTGTTTCGCGTGAACGCCTTCGTCGCCGCTATCCCCTAGTGCGAGGAAGGCATATTGCGGATAGTCGCTGAACGTATTCCGCGGCGGCTTGAACAGTTTGGCACCGTCCTGTGGCGTGTCGTAGTCATCCGTATCGGGGTCGTACGTCCAGAACACAGACGGATCGACGTTGACCAGGCTGTCGAGCTGCGCTTGGCTTCGGAGGGACAGCGACTTGATGCACTCAGACCGAGCCGTCATCGAATCGAAATAGGCGTGGTCACCGCCCTCTGGGTCAGGACGTGTCACGACCGCAAACGTCACGCTATCGCTGCCTGTCGCGCCAGCCGCATCCCTCACGGTCATGGTGAATGTGCGTGAGGCGCTGGCCGTACTATAGGTGTGCGTGTACGTCGCAGGAGGCGACCCGGCAATCGTCCCAGACGATGTCCCGTCACCGTGGGTGATGCTGTAGCTGGCAATCCCGTCGTCAGGGTCGCTCGCCGTCAACGTAAACACGAAATCCCCTGTATAGAACCCTGACAAGATCGCCACGTCTGCCGTTGGAGACTGATTCGGTGCCACCTGGGACTGAATAATGACGGATCGGGTCGCGACCCCACTCAGCGGTGGCACCTCGTCGTCCGTGACCGTCAAGGTCGCCGTGTACGTGCCAGCCGCGGCGTAGGTGTGCGTCAATGTGTCTGGCACCAGCGTGCCGGTTTGCGGGGTCGTGCCGTCACCCGGGTCAAACACATACGTTAGATCGGCGATGACGCTGTCCACGTCAGTTGTGCCCACCGTAGACCAGACATACGGCTGGCCCCGGAATTGTCCAGAGACATACGACAGCACCGCAATCGGTGACACGTTTTCCGGCTCTGGGTCAGGTGGTGGGTCTTCTGGATCTGGGGGATCTTCGGGATCGGGCTCAACCACTAATGTGAGGGTGGCGACCGCGCTATTTTCAGCCCCCACGTTGTCACGTACCGTTAACGTAATGGCGTAAGTATCAGCAGCGTCGTAGGCATGGGTGTACGTGTCCTGGGTCGCGACGTACGTCGTTGTTTCACCGTCGCCCCAGTTAATGTCCCCTACTACCGTCGAGCCTTCAGGGTCGCGTGTCCCCTCTGTGGAGACAATGACGTCATCCGACACATACCTGGACGAGACAACGAACAATACCGCGATGGGTACCTGGTTTGGCTTGTTCGCGTTCGGGTTCCGAGGCTTGCGCCCACTGCGTACGTTTGTCGCTTTACCCAATCATCGCCTCATACCGCGCCCGTGCGGGCAAGTTGTAGATCTTGATTGTGGACTCAGGCTCCACCCACGGCCACACCATGTCACCAAAGAAAGCCGGCTTGGCCGTGAGATAGAGCGAATCAGGGATGGTCTGTGGTGGGCGATCCCAGTGAACCGCGTTCATCAGGTAATCCCAGTTCCCATCGCGCAGGACGGTCGATAGCACCTTCGGATCTGGTGCCTGCTCCCAATGTGACGGCGCATATCCAAGTTTCCAAATCGATGCCGGAGCGCCCCAGTCGTAGGACCACCCGGCCATCTGGTTGGCTTCGCCCAGGACGTTCCCGATGAACGAGTGCCACCAGGAGCCAAACATCAAGCCAGCACAGCGCGGGTTCTGTGTGTTCGAATAGTCCCGCCGCTTACCGACCAGGTGGTTACGGAAGATGGTCATGGCGAATGACGACCCGTGGGTGTCATCGCTGTCGTAGTTGCAGGACTGATTGCCCTCAAACAGCACATGGTGACTGCCGACCATATGACTCGCGTTGATCCCGACTTCCACCCACTCAGGCTGATTGCCGATAAAGGCGTTGTCCATGTAGTTGTACCCAACCACAGACCCGGCCCCAGCGGACTCCACGACCATGACCTTGTTCGCGCCTACAACAATGTTGTTTTCGATCAGGATCTCGGAGCTGCCCCACGCCAGTTCGATCCCGTATCCACCTCCACCGGGATACGGCCACACCGCGTCATGGATGTACGAGTCGCGCACCTCACAGCGGAAGGAGCCGTTGATGCTAAATCCCTTCCCGAGCCATGCCGTGTTCTCCACGTTCTTGGCCCAGCAGTAGGCCGCAGAATTGAACCTGACATTGCCGTCTGACCCACCGGAGACGGTCAGATCTTCAAGGCCCGCACCCTTGACGTGCGGCTCCATCCAGCGCGTGAGTTGGGCAGACTTCAAGGCCGTGTAGTCCGCGTGCAACGGCGTCGTGAACCAGACCACATGGCCTTCGATGGACTCAATCTCTTTGATCTCGTTCACTGGCCGGCCGGAACGGCTAAACCATGTCAAGGATGCCGGAAATGGGTCATCGGCTGGGTCTGGTGGGCTGTGCTTGGCGAACACCACCTGATCGCTGGCCCAAATCGTGGTGGCGGTTGGTGCCCCGTTACGATCAGGTAGGGCCTTCCATTCGGCTGGACCATCGTAGTCATCGCGATCAATGAACACGAACTGTCCGGCCGCGAGGCCGGTCGCGTTCTCAACCACGACAAACCTGTCTCCGCTTAGGCCTTCGCAGTTCACCGATGTCGTCTGTAACGTCGGCCATCGGCTCGGCCCGATGATCACGACTGGCTCAGCCTCTTCAGGCTGGTAACTGTTCGGCTTGGCCCCGTTGGTCTTGACAAGGAAGGTCTTACCTGCGCCAGCCCCGCGCAGTGTTACGCCTTTATGGAGCAGGATGTGATCATTACAAAGGAACGTCCCAGACCCGAGTAGGACCGTCTGTCCAGGCGGGCACGCATTGATAGCAACCTGTATCAATGCAGAGCCCTCAATCTCCAAACCAGAGCTAAGCAGTAGCGAGGAAACAACGGGCCTGTCCGGTATTCCCGTCCTCACCCCAGGTGCCCAGGTCGTGCGGCACTCGGCCGGCACAAGGCCGGTATCAGGCGGGATGGGTGGCTCTATCGGAGGGATTGGCGGGTCAATGGGCGGCTCAGGTATATTCTCGAGCGCCGTCACACGCTCGCTGAGGTTGGCATACGCAAAGGCCAGCACATCCACCCGGGAGGCCAAGAGATCGACCCGTGCCGTGGTGTCGGCCTGCTGGTGTTGCAGGACCGCCACATCCGCCTGGAGCTGCTTGATGTCGCCGTTGTTATTCGGTGGCGGCATTTAATACGTCACGCTCGCCTGATTCGTACAGACCGCCGTTGATTGCGCACACTGTTGATACGTGTACGATCCTGCGCCTGGGACCGTGTCAGCGGCAGACCCATCATTGGTCATCGTCGCGATCTTCACTCCATTGCGATACAGGTCCACATTGGCTGAGGTCAACCCACTCCAGACCAACTTCGTGCTTCTGACCCCGCTATCGAACGTACGTGCCGTCGCAGTCAACGTGGCCGTCGGTGGCGGTGGTGGGGGGGGCTCTCCGTCAGGCGGATACAGGAACTCAATCCCAGCGATGTCGTCCGCCGCAAGGGACCGCATCGCCTTGGAGCAGTAGGTATAGGCAGACCACATCGTTGCGGACTTGATCGTGGAATGCGACAGCCCCGCATAGTGCCCAAACTCATGCGTGAGCACATCCTGGACATAGACCTTCAACGAGCAGGGCGTTGTGGTGGTCGCCAGGAAGGTATAGGCCCCATCCCACACGATGATGTCGCAGTCGGTTTTCGTGTTCCCGGTCCACCAGCAGAACGTACTGGCGACAGCATCCTCGTTCGTAGGCGATGGCGTGTTCCTGAATAAGACGATGTTTGTATAGTCCAACGCCTGCACGCTCTGGGCGGTGCGGCCCACGAACGTCATCGCGAAACTCGCATCGCTCTGGTCTGTCCAGGCACCGGCCGCGGCGATCGATTCCTGTTCTACGGTGTCAGCCGGTATGCCATCGGCGTTATCAGTGTTCAGAACCCAGAGAGAGTCACTGGGCCATGTACGCCCTGCCGTGCTGAAGTCTTCCTCTACGATCTTCACGCGCCAGCCACTCCGACCACTGGTGACCTCAACCAATGACCCAACTTCAGGCACCAACTCGTCTGACACGACCAATGTCACTCCGTCGCGTGTCCCGCCCTCCACTTGAGCCGAAACACGGCCACTCGGTAGGTCCACCTCGAGATCGGTGACGATCCGCTGGTCGCCATAGTCATTGGTGGCCCAACGAGATTGAGACTGCACAACCCGCCCGCGCTGGATGTCCTGGGAAGACACCGAAGGCACGAGCAGGCACACGGCCAGCGATATAGCACCAGCCGTGCGCACCGATCGAAGGTGGCGTTGCACCATAGATTGTATGGACGGAGAAAGCTGACGCTAGAATGGGCCAGGTGTGCCTAATTGAGTCTCTATATGTCGTGTGTGGTGGAAATAGTTTGGACTTCTGGACGCTCGAGTGTGAAGAATAGCTGCTTACAGGTATCGCACTGGCGCTTACGTCGGTAGCCTCTGCCGTCCGGCCGGCCATCCTTCACGATGCTGCGCCAGCTCCCACATTTCGGACATTGGCACTTGGGGATCTCTGGAGCTGTGCCGCGTTTCATTGCTCCCCTGTCTGTTCGGCGGGCAGGAGGGTGGCTAAGGTGTCGGCCCACTTGAACAGAAACTCGGCGCGCAGTTCCTCGACCACCTGTCGGATCGTGGCCTCCTGTGCCTGCAAGCGATCTTCTAGGTCGTGATTGCGCTCCAGATAGGCGAGGACGTTATGTTGCGCAGTGTCGTATTGCTGTTCGGCCTGCACGAGCGCCGCCGACAGATCGCGGATGAGTTCGGCCGTCCCCCCGAGCGCCCCACAATTACAGGCTTCGACTACAGGGTTGGTTCGCTCATCCCACGGCACGAGAGATCGACAGTAACCCTTATGTGTCCCCCCGAGCGCAGAGAGGGTGTCGGCTAACCCGCAAGTGCAGGCCGATTTGAACTCATGACCAAACGATTTCGCATGGAGTGGCGTGTCAGAATCGTAGTGGTTGCATTCAGAACAGAAGTCAATCCCGCAACCGTCCTTGTGACTCGTAAACCCCACCAGCGCCGTGATCGCCGCCGCGTCCCTCGTCATCGGCCCGACTCCTGAATCTGCTGTTGATGCGCCACCCAGCACTGGCATCGTTTCAGCTTTTGCACCGGCACTTGTCCCCATGTCCCGATCTCCCATACCTCAACCCACCCATCCTCGTCACAATAGCCACAGGACACAAACTTGGGGCCGATGATAGGAGTGGGCTTCTTACGCCTCATGGCCTTGGCCTCACATCGTTTGCCCAACATAGCCGGCGCACGAACTGGTCATCGAGTGGCCCAGGCGCTACGTCATAGTGAATGCCGAGACGACAAAAAATGCGTTGGATCGGAGTCGGAGTCGGTTTCCACGACTCACCAACGTAGTCAGGATACGGGTCGTACCTGCCAGTCCACCGATCGCCATGTGCCCCTACTCCGTTCATGGCTTTTCAAGCAGATCGCAAACATCCTTGATACAGACCTCTAACTGGAACGATACGCTTGATATATGGGCCGCGAGTTGTGTGTGCATGGTCCGGCCCTCCACTAACTCAAAGTGATCATCTAGGTCTCGTTCCCGCGCTTGCCATTTCTTTACTAATTGCTCCAAATCGGCTCTACTAATTGGCTTCTCGTTCATACCTTCTCCCGCTCCGCTCGAGCCTCAGCCAAGACCCGCCTGGTACAGTCCTGCATGTTCTGACATGGCGGGAAGTGCCCATACTGGTCCGGCTTCTCAGTGAATGTCTCCACCTTGCGCATCGGCTTGGCCCGATTTAGCCAGTTCACCAGGAACCGTTTCATGCCGGTGGCCTTCTTCCTGTTCCGCGGATTGGCGTCACACCAGGCCCAGGCCTTGCGACACTCACTCACCACGTCCACGTCCGGGTAGATGATCTGCCATTGCGCCAACTGCTCGTCCGATAGATCCCAGGTGCCACGTTCACAGGGGAAGTCCACGCCGAAACCTCAACGCAAAGAACAGATCTATCCTTAAAGACACGTCCCCCGTCCCCGCCTTCCCCGCCCCGATCCGCCCTCCGGCAGTCCATATCTCTATGTCCTGTAGCCCTTCGTGGTCGGCCCCGAGATCTCGCCCGGGTCACAGCCGTTGAAGTTCTGCCGTATGGTTCGGTCGTTCGCGTCTCAGTCGGTCGTGCTCAGCTCAGACACACTGTTTCGCACTCGCGTGTGCGCCCTTCCGGCCCGATCGTGGCCCCCCATGTGTCTCAACTGCCTACGCTAGTTCAGACGGCTAACCCGTCATTCAGCGCAGGATTACCAAATAAATCGAGTGCGCCTTGCTGTAAACGCTTCGCGATTCGCTCGCAGTACTGCTCTTGCGCCTCCACCCCGACAGCCTTTCGGCCAAGTCGCTTCGCACATACTAGCGTCGTACCTGACCCTGCATAGAAATCAGCCACGAGATCGCCTGGGTTACTGAACAACGTGATCCATTGGTTCAGCAGCCATTCGGGCTTCTGCGTCGGGTGCCATCGCTGCTCGTTCGTGTTCTCACAAGTGAACCCGTTGATCACTGGACCATCCCAGACATTCGGGCAGTAGCCGCCAGCGTTAAATGTCCACCCGCCACCCTTCGTCTGCCAGACAGCCATCTCCATTGCGCGGACGATCTGCTTCCGAAAGTTAGGGGCCGGATTTGACTTACGCCAGAACAGCAGCGCCCGGTGGTCTAGGCCGGTCTGTAGGTAGGCAGAGAACAGGAACTCAGACGTGAAGCTCACCAGCGCCCCAGAGGGCCGCAGAACTCCAGCCACGGCCTGACAGAATGGTTCCGGTTGCCAGTCGTGATCCCAGTCGCCAAAGTCCCGAACGATCTCGCGCATCGTGCCATCCTTGCGAGGCACCTTCCCGATGGTCGTATTCGCCCGCCCGCCCACAGCCCGAGCCGAGACGTTGTACGGAGGGTCCGTGAGAATCAACGACACGCCAGTCACCAGAGGCCAGACGTCGGCGCAGTCGCCCAGATACAGCGTGACAGCCTCATCCTGGTAGTACGGCGTCACTGCTTCCCCCTGCACGCGATACACACCGGCTGCGGCTTGGTCATGTCAAATGGCTTCTTGCACTCTGCGCAGATGACGCGGGTGGCGTTGGCCTGGGTGTCGTCGTAACTCATTCTTGGACCTTCCCCACGAGATCGATAAAGTCGCCATAGGCCAACACCACTAAGCCCTCGGTATCGCGCTGGCGTGGCTTCTTGAGGATGAGGATGCCCGTCTTACCCTTGGGTAGTGCCGTGCCTCTGATGCCGTCCAGCCATGCCCATAACCAGGCCGGGAGAGACTTGCGCAGCTTGACCTGGACGCAGAACAGGCCAGATTCTACGTCGGCCCCATCGCGATCGATGCCGGTCACGGGGATGCGCTTGCCATTGAGATCGGCTGCGCAGCGACGTTCACTGGCCTTCCATGTGGCGCGTGCGGTCATGGCCTGACCAGCGATTCCAGTAACTTGGCCTGCACCATGCCGAGCGTCGTAATGTGTGCGGAATTGCGCCTCTCGTCGCACCACACATGCAGTGAGACAATGACCACCCTCAGCCGTTCTATCTCGGCCATCGCCTCGTCATAGGTCATGGGCTTCACTTGATCCTCTGGAAGCGCATGCCACCGAGCGGCACGAGCACAGGGTTGGTCCTCTTCAGCTCCACAATCCGAACAGCGGCCATTGAGTGGATCAGGGCCGAACTCGCGCTCGTCTGGGCCGTTGTAATATTTCGCATCCATCACTTCACGCGAATCGGCGGTCTGGGCTCCTCAGCACGCACGGGATTGTGCGACCAGCGCGTAGCCATCGACCCGCACTGACCCAGACCGCCGAATGTCAAAATCTGTGTTGTCCCGAATCTCCACCAGCTCGGGACCACACTGGTTAGAAATGCGTCCATGTAAGGAGTCGGCCACCATAGGCGCACTTGGAGTTCAAAATCCCACCACCATCTCTGCCTGCCGCTGGATCACCCCTAGACGCCGTGCCAGCTCAACCGTGGTTTCCACATCCGCCTGGACATGGCTGACCACGGCTTCCCAGTCGCCAGCCGCGACCAGGGCCGGAATGTCCTTGCCGTTGATCGTGTCGTTGACGGGGATGCCAAACCGCTTAGCGAAGGCCTTGAGTGACCGGCGCATGGCCCCCTGGTCGTAGGTGCCTTCATTGAACGTGAGCAGGCTATAGAGATCCTCGATGCCGCGGCGGGTGTACTTGCCCAGGTCCAGGTCAGGGTGTGGCACGCGCAGGTACCGGCTGCGCTGGATCATGTATTTCAGGTCAAAGGCCTTGATATTGAACCCGACGATGGTTCTGTGCCGTGCTATGTGCCAGGCATAGTTCAGGCCCTCATGTTCTTCGGCTTCATTCCTGATAGGCCGATAATCTGACGCGTCCTCCGTCCACAGCCCAATCGCCACGATGCGCCCGACATTCCAGTCCAGGCCGAGCTTGTCCAGCCGTGCCTCTGTCTTGGCTTCAATGTCGGCCTTGACCTTCTCTGGATCTTTCAGCCGTGAGTCGGGCTGGACCGGCTCGAGATAATCCTCGGCATTTGGCAGACCGCAAGTCTCGATGTCGATGACGATTGGGCTGGTGTCCATGACCTAGAAATCGATGTCGTCTGCGACGATTGGATCTGGCGCAGATGCCACCGGAGCGGCTACCGTGGCTGTCTTTGTCTTCTTGGCCCGCACCCTGATCCCACCCACGAGCTTGCCACCGTACGACACATTCGGGTCCGTGTACAGGACAATCTGTTTACCGCGCCATTCATCGGTGTTATCCGACCCGAAGATCTTTTCGCAGAGCTGGATGTTGGTGCTGTTCAGGACCAACGGCTTGTCAATCTCCGCGAACGTTAGACACCACTTCATCTCGTGGTCTACGCCCTCCTTGGCGACGTTCATCTGGATACAGTCTTCAATGGTGCCCAACGCACCCGCACCCACATCGGACTGTTTCAGGAACTTGCTCTCTCTCATGTCACTGGTTCTCGGCATCTGTGCTCCTACTCTGAAATCTTGCGTTGTTGGATATACACCCGCATGGCCTGTCTGAGCGTGCGCTTGGCCTTGGCGGGTTGTGGCTGTTGGGTCACGCGATAGGCAGGAGGCATCGACCAGGCCTGGGCCATCGCCACCGCGAGCTGTTCCTGGGTCCAATCATCGATCGGCTCGAACCAATTACGCAGCATCGTCATAGTCCTTTGCGGTCATCGTGGCGTCATGGTCCTGCTGGCGATGGACAATGGACGTGTTGTGCCCAGCCTCCACACAGCACCAGACGAACAGCACAATCGCGACCACTGCCGCCCAGAGCATGTAGATGTCTTCAGAGTTCATGCGGCCCTCGGTACAAGATCAAGCCACTGACAACCCGGCGCGTTCATGTCGATGAGAATCTCCACGACCCACTCGGCATATTCCGCGAGTGCGCGGTCACGCGCACGAGCGGCGTAGTCGGCGGAGGCGGCGGCGGAGGCGGCGGCGGCGCCGGCGGAGGCGTCGCCGTCGGCGGCGGAGGCGGCTGCGTCGGCGGCGGCGCCGCCGTCGGCGGCG